ATAACTTACTTGGTTGGAGACTTTTCCCGAGAAAGCTTCGTCTGCGAATAAAGCAGATGAAGAAATATCGACATAGAGTCAAAAACCAAATTAGAATGAACACCCTCTTTCAAGGATTCAAGAAAGGACTAATGCCCATCGACCCTGATCAAGTCGATGCGTCCCTCATAAAGCACTCCAAGGCTCTAACTAACGAAGCTAATACGCTCCCAGATGATATAAGTGAGAGGAGTGAAGAACTTCTCACTGAGATGATATCGGAGGTGGACCCTCAGTATGACCCAGACTTGTATGGCTTAAAGTATGTCTGGCGTGTAAGGCGGAAATTCAATTGGAATTCTCCACTATCTAGAAAGGCTACATATGACTTTTCTTTCGGTGCAGGGGGAAACGTAGCATATTTGTTAGAACAATATGGCTATGATCCTCTACTCATACGAACTCCTCAGTTCGTTGGGTACTGCAACCTAGGATTCTGGGACCCGACAGAAGTCAGGGCCATTGGGCCTTCTAGATTGGAACTAGTGGAAAACGACAAGGGTTTTAATGCCTTAGACTTTATATCATCTCCGGCCTGCATTCTTGAACCCATGAAGGCTCGCATAATTACAAAACCATTCCAAGGACTTCATTTAGGACTATCTCAGCTACAGAAGGATCTATGGAGCTACTTGTACAATCATCATTCAGGGTTTTTCCGGCTAATTGGAGAAACCTTGACCAGGAGTCATCTCTGGCCCATCCTAATGGAATGGGATGCTGACAAGTACTTTTGCTCCGGTGACTTTTCTGCGGCAACGGACAATCTTAAACAAGAAATCACTAAAATGATTTATTGTAAGTTTTTTGAGCGCCTCTTGACTGTCAAGCATTGTCTTAATGATTCTATTGTGGACAATGTCTTAAAGAAGCAAGAGGAAGACACTACTAATAGTCGTCTCTTCTACCGAGGTCTATATTCTCTGACTAGCTCTAAGCTTGACTATTCTCGTTCTGTTTTACCTACTTACCCGTTTAATTACGAGTGGGAAAGTAAAGAGATTGGTCAAGTGGATCAGATTAATGGACAACTTATGGGGAATGTTCTATCCTTCCCAATACTATGTATCGCTAATTATCTCTCGTTTCACATTAGTTACGAGAAGTTCTTAGGGAAGAAAGTTAGATTGTGGAAAACCCCAAAAGTACTGATTAATGGTGATGATATCTTATTTGTTACCACTGCAAAGCACTATGCTCAGTGGCAGATAACAGTTAATCAGTTCGGTCTAGAACCGAGTGTTGGAAAGAACTACTTTAATCAAAGTTTTCTCCAAATTAACTCGGAACTGTGGATTCCTATGACCGCATATTCGAAAAGCTTGAATAGGGCCGTAGTCTATGATGTCTACAAATGTTCTTATGTCAATTTTGGCATGATGACTCATAGAAGGAAGCAGGATTGCTCTACTGATTTGTCAATGATCAGTAACCAACAAATGGTTGGTGGAATTAATAAATGCATTGCAGAACAAGGAGGGCAGGTTACAGATGGATGGTTATCAAGATTGCAAAACTTGGTGACCATCAGACGTAAGCTGTTAATGGACCTACCTAAGATCTTCGCTCATAAAGCGTCTAAGATCTTTGATAAGCACTGTCGTCCAATATTCGACGCTCTTGGGTTAGCAAAGTTTTACTTTGGTAACTTTCCGGAGGTGTATATTGACTCAGTTCTACGAAAGTGTGTAGCTCCGATCTCTTCGTTAGCGAGAGAGATCTTCCCTGAGTTCGAATGCGAGAAGCTTAATTCCGAGTTGTATATTCACTGGGATCGTATTAAGATGGTACGTAAATCATTACCATACTATTTTCCGTTTGGCTCATTAGACAAACCAAATATTTCAAGAACCCCATCGGATCAGATCGCTGATCGCGATCAAAGGTTGTAGCTAACGGGGGCTACAGTAGGATCAGAAGAAGTCTAGCAACTTCTCCGTGAGAACATACTTAATAAGGTTTGATAAAGAGGCTGTCGAAAGACGAAACCGAAAGGAGCCGACAAGTTAAGCTGAATGACTGAATTCTTTAAACGTTAAATTTATAACGTTGCTTACCACGATGTGGAGAAATC